CCAATGCACCTATAACAATGTCATATGTGCCTACTGTTGCACTACCGTTATTGCTTGTACCTGATACATTACTATAATTTCCTGCTACTCTGTTTACATCGTCAGCACCAAAGTTGTTGTATGTTAATCTAGTATTACCGTTGCCACTTGCAATAGTATCAAATGATGCACTACCGGCCCCATTACTAATACCTGTAACATTTGCGTATGTACCAGGTGTTCTACTACCACTAAGTGCTGTTGTACTTGATAACACTAAGAATGCATTGGCATCATTGCCTAATGAAATAGTTTGTAATGATCCTGTAATACCTCTAATAGCATCTCTGTTTTTAGAAGTTTCAGGTATAATATCTCCATCAACTAATACTTTAAATTTGTGTTGGTCTTTAACATCTATGTTAAAACTAAATCCTGCACTTGAACCATCAGCAACGACAGTTTCTATTTTTCCACCTGTTGAGTTTTCAAATAAGTCACCTTTAACTCTATCAAACACAATAGTTGTATTACTTTGTCTTGCAAGACTGTTGTTACTGTTATACCCTGTGTATATAGCATTACTTGATAAAATATTAACATCTGCATTAACACTTTCATCTAATATTCTTACATTTGAAATACTTTCATCAAAGTATGGAGGTCTATCAAAGTCTGTTGTTGTACCTGATACAATATCTACAGGAGTTTTCTTAATGTCGCTGTAATTTCTAATTTTACTGCTATACGGTTTTACTTCATTAAAGTAATCAACTGCTTTGTCGAAATTATCAACTTTAAATCCTTTAAATGGTATAAGGTCTGTTTCTTCTTTTTCAACTTTAAGATATGTTGATTTAAATGCCCAATCAAGTTCACCTTGTTCTGCGTATGCATGTTTCATCATGCTAAAGAAGAACTTGTTCCAATATGTATGACCAGAACCTACAAATACATTTTTATAAAGTGCAAATAGTATTTGTCTTATTTCACTACCTAATGTTTGTGTTTGAACATCTGTATATACAGATGTTTTCCATCTTGCAGTTTCATCTTCTTTTGCAATTAACTTAAATGTATCTGTTGACTTGCTGTATTCGTATAATTCATATTTGCTTGTGTTGTTCTTTTGAACTTGTATAATACTTTTATCCAATACATTAGTTAAAAGGTCAAACTGTTTTGTGTCAGTAACTTTTCTTAGTGGTTTATAATCTTCATTATAATATAATTGTGAATTATCTTGTCCACTTATTCTTAATTTTTCAAACCAATTAACAGTTTCTAAATAATTCATTGTAGTTGGAAGATTATCTCTCCAATCTAAGAATGTACTATCCATTTTAACTTCTCTGAATATGTCATTCAACGAGTCAAACATTTGTTTTCTAGCATCTCGTAAATTCTTAAACATTGTTTGATTTGGTCTAAAATTAGATCCAAAACGTTCTGCTATACTTAATCCTTTAGTAGGCACAACTTGATTTATTGCATTGTAACCTGCTAAACTGTCTATTAGTTTAACACTTAAATTCTCTGGTATATTTTCTTGTGGGTCACCTTCACCAATTAATCTCCAACTGCTATGTTTTTGACTTGCAATAGGATCTTTACGTTTAAAGTTTACACTTAAAATACTTTCGTCTGTTTTAATTAAACTGCCTAATGTGTTTACAATCATTCCGTCAGGAGAAACAATACCTGCAAAAGCAACTCTTTCTGCATAAGGATCTTCAAGCAATCTTTCTAGGTCTGCTGTACTTCTATCTCTGCCATACTTTTGTTTTGCTAAATCGGAAACATCCATAAGTCCACGTACCCAGTAATAGTAATATGTTACTGTTTTACCACTTCTTGCATCTACATGGTCTTCTTGTATAAATTCTAAGTTATTTTTAGGAGCACCTACACCACTATATGTACTTGGTGGTTGTGTGCTTTCTATCCATTCAAAAATTTCAATTGTTGAATTAGGGAACATTTCACCCCAACCAATCGCTCTTTCAGTATTATTGTACCCAATTTTTTCTATTCCGCCATCAACATATCTACTAATACCGTATGCACCTGAACCTTGTTCGTACCATTGATAGATACTGTTTAATGTCCACCACCATGTTTTACCTACTTGTTCTCTGCCCCATTCTGTTTTAGATGAATCATAAACAACTGGGTCTACTGTACTTCTATAGTTTATATCCTTGCCAATAAATCCTGGTATAACACCTTTAAATGGATCATACAAGTCAATATCAAATTCTTTGTGTGCATTATTTTCATCGTATGTAAATATATCAGTAATTCGTTTTGTGTCAACTAATGCTTCTTGTTTTCTAATAACACTATTTGCTTCTAAGTATGCCCAACCGTTTGCGTCATAATTATCAATCCAAACATTAGCCATGCTTTCAAAACCTGTTGGAGGTGTTGGGTATCTCAAACTCTTTAATACTAAACCATCAACAGTTAATCTTGTTTCTGGATTATTTAGAACTGGTGATGGATTACCTTGCAAGTCTAACAATGTGTATTGATACATACCTGCATTACCACCTATAACATCACCAGCAGTTGTGTTAATCTCATGTGGACCTAAGAATCCAATTTGGTCACTACCTGCTTTACCATCATTAACTTTAGTTGCAACTGGTAGTTCATCTTTAATATAGTCACCTGGTAGAATACCTAGTAAATCTAGTAGTCCTGGATTCAATTCGTCTCCAAATCTAATACCGTCTATATCAGGTCCACCAATCTTAAGTATTGCTACACCGTCACCTTGGTCCAATACTTCTGCACCAATTAATGGGAAACCATCTGGTCCAAATATTGGGAAGTCATTGATTGTCTCTGCAAAGTGTTCTTCTGGTGGCAGTGGAGGATAAACACCTTCTGCTAATCCTAAGTCTTTTAATGCGTTACCTTTTTCTGAACAGTCTGGAATAAATCTAGAAGTTAAATAAATTCTAGCACCACTACCAGGTCCCATTCTAACACCTGCTGTTCCTAATGTGTCAGATGATTTGTCTGACGGAGTAATTCTTTTTATATCATATTCTAATGGTAGTCCACTGTCCAAGTCACTTGGGAATTCTTTGTACACACCTCTATCTAAACATGCAAAGTTTAACGGCTCACCGTTAGGTCCTGTTTGAGTAACCATAAACTTAGCAACTCTTTCTACAGGTTTAGCAATAGGGAACTTAGCATTTACTCTTGCATGTGACCCTGCACCTTTAATAGTGATTGTTGGTGGATTTTCTGGACTATACATTCTTCCTGTGTTTAATAAAGGAATACTAATAATACCACCTTGTTCGTCATATTCTATGTTCTCATAATCAACTATTGCGCCACCACCTGGCTCATCTCTAGTTCCAATTATAATTTCTATAGGAATTTTCTTATTAGGATTTTTAGGATCATTATATCCTACACCTGCATTATTAATTGTTAATTTTTCAATTGAAACAGAAGGTAATCTCACAACTGGAGTACCACCTACTACTCTCAAAATATCACCTGGAGTATATCCAGTACCAGCAACACCACTTCTAGTTGCAACTTGATTTGAACGTTTCTTAGAATCTGCACTAATTGTATTTGTAACGAAGTTAGTTGTACTTGCAGGATTAATTACTGAGTATGCACTATTTTGGTCAGTTGCCTGATTTAATTGATTCCTAAATGTTACTGTAGTGCTAGGTATATTTGCCGCCGCTTGTTCTTGGTGAGAATTAAATTGTACCTGGTTAGTTTTTTGTGCTGAATAATCTAATACTTCTTTTAATATTCCGCCTGCACACCCATTTCTTATAACCATAGGATCTGATGCTTTCTTTATAATACTCAAACATTTTTCTTTTGTATTTGGACTTGCACTGATGTTTACAATAACTTTATCGCATTGGCTTTCAATAGCATTCTTAACATTTGTTAATGTTGCATTTGCACCCAAGTCCATATTAATTGTACAATCGTCTATCTTAAATGAATCACCTTTACCTACGCCTAATGGCTCACCACAAATTTTAACTCTTGATTTTGGCAAACACACAGGTATCTGAACAGGTGCAAATTTCTGCTGATATTTTCCATTCTTTTTAGCCAACGGTGCAAGTGAAATAAATTTAGTACCTGTTAATGCTTGTCCGCCGCCACTACTACCTGGTACTTGAGAACGTTGTGTGCCACGAACATTAGTTGGCGAACCGTTTTTGTATCCAGCAGTAAATGTACTTGTTGATGCTGACGTTATTGTTCCATGTTGATAAAGTCCTGTTCCCATAGAGAATGAACCAACACCACCCAGGACACCAGTAGTTGAGTACCCAGCGGCTCCGCCTCCGTAGTTACCAAAGTTTGGTATACCCATTGGGGCATTAATTGGCAAGCCGGGCAAGTTGTAGTTTCCTGTTGTTGCTGTAACTTTTGGTGTTGTTGCAGTTGTTGGTGGCGTTGTTATAGGTGTTGTTTGCCCTTGGTCTTGTGGGTAACAAATATAATATCTATATGCAATACTTGATGATTTATTCTTTTCAAGTTTAGCATGAATGTATCTACCATTGTCTGCATTGTATGGGAATGTTAATTTACCAGCAAATGTTAAGAAGCCTGAACTGTCAGGCCCATTATAATTTTGTAATCCACCGTAATGACTTCCAGAAGCAATACCAAATGCTTGTTTTAGTTCATTATTCTCTGTACTTGATAATTGTGATAGTCCGTTACTGGCATTGGTACTTGCTATAACTCTTCCAGAACCTGGTTGAGTTGAACTGCTTTGATAAATGGTCAGTTTGTCTTTTGCACTATACATGTCAAACAATATTTTAATTGTATAATCAAATGTATTATTAGATGTGAACTTAAATGTTTTCCACTCTGTTACACCTGTACCTTTTGTATTACTAATCTTTGCACAAACAGTTACCGCATCTGGAACTGGAGGCAATGGCTTAGGTGGAGGAGGTGGAGGACAAGGCTCATCATTTTGAGTTATATCATATATAGGTGTAAAGTCTGCTAGTGTGGCTCCAATTGGAGGACCACCAGCAGTTATAGTACCACTCATGTTTGGACCTAAATAAGTAGGTGCAGGTTTAGCCGGAGGTACTGGAGGCGTAATTGGATTTCTAGTTACAGGTGGAGTTCCACCAATAGTTGTTGGATTACCAGGTGTAACTGTTCCATTGGGACTTTTAACAGGACCGCTTGATAACATGGTTGGATGATTAACCTGTGGACCCATCTGTCCTGGATATCCTATCGGTTTATATGTTTGATTTTGTGCCATCATACCTGGATATACTGCACCTCGTCCTGGTGGTGCTGTTATACCAAAATGATTATTGTATGATGCAGGGTTCTGCATATTTGTTGCAGTATTATTAATTGGTGGCGACCCAGCACTTCCTCCTTGAAGGAATTTCAGTTTGTGGCCATGCTTTGCAAACATTTTTTGTCTAAATATTGCAGATTGTTTCCGTCCCATTCCTGGAAAAGGTTTACCCATTGTACTCCATTGAACTGGAAAACCAGCATTAAAAGAACCAGCACTTAATACTACGTTTTCTTTTTGTGTTATTTGTCTATTAATTTCGTCTACAAGTTCATCTGTGTTAAGATAGTTGTATGCTCTAGTAACAACTTCTGCACCATCAAAAGTGTAAATACCTTTGTCTGTTTCTAACAATGTTGGGATTAAATCTACATTACCATCTCCGTCAACATCTTGATAATTTAAAATACCACCACGTGTTTGTAATGCTTCACTTCCAAATAAATCATATTCTGCTTTTGTGATATAAGTGTTACCATCTCCTGGAGCATGTGGATTACCTACTGCAAAACCTTCTAACTCTAATGTTGTTGATGTTGGTACACTTTTAACTTCCCAAACTCTGTTATAATAGAATGGATAAAAATTATCTATTGTAATTTGTTGTCCTAATATTGTTGCATTGCCAGTTGTATCGTGGTCATGTGCTTCACGTAATGTAACTGTAATTCCGTTGTCTACTACATCTGCTTGTCCAAATACATCATCTGTAAATGTAAGTGTTGCACTATTTGAAATGTTTGCATTAGCACTTAATGTAATATTTGAAGCACTTGTAATTTCTGAAATTGTTGTACCAGCAGTAACTCCTGTACCACTAACTAGCATACCTTCTTGAATACCGTTTAAAGAACCACTTAAAATAACATTTGGACTGTCTGTAACAGCACCGTTTACTGTTAATGCATTTGAATATGGAGCAGAATAAAAACCACTTACTAAGAATTTACCCGTACCACTTATGTTTGCATCGTCTGTGGGTTCAACTTGCCTTACAATATAACTGTCAGTAAATTTGCCTGCGTTGTTTACAAATACACTATCACCTGCAATAAGATTTCCTACAGTTGCACTTGTTGATATTAACATACCATCATCTATACTTGCTGATAAATCTGCAGGAGCAATATTACCTGATATACTGGAATCATTAATTGTAAATGAAGTAACTGTTGTGTTTGCTACAACAAATTGTGCTTCTACTGGAGAAACATCTATGTTTGTATTAGCGGCTATGTTACTTGCTACACCAACTTTTTCACTTAGCACAACATAATTAACTTTACCGTTTGCATGTAAATTTACACCATCTATAAAAATATTTGCTGTTGTTTCTACTGGCGAGAAGAATCTATCTCCTGCTAAATTAAAGTCTTTAGTGTAATCGCCTAATGCCGCATTTGACTGGTCATTAAGCCATAAATTATTTCCTGCAGAATCTTTTACTTCGTCAATATAAACTATTGTTGTATTAGATGTGATGTTCGAAGTTTCAACTTGTACAGGTGTTCCTATATTAGCATAACCTGATAATGTGTTTGTAACATTACCATCACCGTGTATAACATTACTAATTATAAAACTGTTGTTGTTTAAATTACTTGATGTACTATCTGCAAATCTAACAAATCTACCATTGTCAATGTTAGACATTCTAGTTGTTGCATTTGAATCTTGTTCAATTGAAATTTGTACTATTCCACTGCCTAACACATTTGCTTGAGCACTAAAGTTTGCATTAGCACTATCAAATTGTGAACTATAAGGATATGCTTCTATGTTTGTAATCGTTCCACTGTTCTTAGGAGTAATAGTTGATATTTCTCTAAACACTGGAGCATTATATGATAAATTAGCAACTTCTACAGTTTCATTTTCTACTCTTTGTTCGTCTACGTAGAGCATTAATTTTTTATTCATTGCCAATTCAGTTGTGTCAAACTGTTTTTCTCCTTCTGGAGATGTTACTAAGTTTGCTTGATAATCTGAAATATTAGAACCTAATGAAGTATTACCTTTAAGTGCAATAACACCATCAAAATATCTTGTGTTATCATAATCACTTGTTGCTAATCCACCGCCTGAGTAACTACCACTAATGGTACTTGCTATTGTGAAACTTGTATCTGTTCTTGCTATAATGTCTGCATTGGCTAAATTAAATACACTAGGAGTTACATTTGACATTGTAACTTTATCGCCAACACTAAACAATTGGTTTGCAGTAAATGTTACATTAGTTCCATCGGCTGTTGCTCCTGTGATATCAGCACTTATTTTACTAATTAAATTTTTATCTTTATATAAGTTGTCTAAACTTACATCTGAGAATAAGTTTGAAACTTGTGCGCCAGCATCATACTCAACAAACATTCTAGATACATTTGCTTTTTCTAATTCGTAAACATCAAAGTCTATATGCTCACCTCTTGCAACGTGAATAATATTACCTACAGCAGGAATCTCTTTTTGTCTTCTAACAGTATTATCAAATAATTTTTCTGCATCAAAAATATCCATTGCTTGATAGTCTACATCATATTTTGAAACATAACCTGCATTAGGTAATGGATCGTATTTGCTGTCTATTATACCTACATAACTTACACTTGATGCTTGAGTTAGAGGCCATAGACTTTTTTCTGCCATATCTGATGGTCTTACTACTAATCTTTCTGAATCATCAACATCAATTAATATTGTGTTATCACTTTCATCATCAGGTGTAATTTCATATGTTCTAACTTGTTCAAGTTTTGCCGCTAAGGCATCATTGGCAAACACTTTAATATTAAGTGTACTACCAGGCAAGTCACCTTGATATGTATCTGTAAAGTCAACAGTTGGTTTCTCTACAATTAAAATATTTGCTTGAGCATCTAATTGACCTCCAGGCAAAGCACCAACATCATGGAATATAATGTTATTTGTGTTTGCATCAACATTTGTTATTGTGTATCCAGTTGTTGAATCAGACTCTAATGCGTCTGATAGTAAACTGTTGTTTACATAAACTTCTATATGAGGGTAACTACCGTTTATAATATTTAGGTTGTCTGTTGCAATAGAACCTGCTAATGTATTTGTATTTGATGTACTAATAGGCTGGAAACTAAATGTTTCTGAAACATTTCCTGTTACTAATCCTCTGTCACTGATTACTGTTGTTCTACTACCGTTGTCAAATTCCCAATCATGAGAACCAGCGGAGCCTGTGGCATTACCTGTTGTAGTATTACCATCAACAGTAATAACAACATCACTGTATGTTGTGCTGTTTGCACTTTCAAAACTAAATCTTTGTCTTGGTTGATATCTCTTACCTTCAATATTTACATTTGCAATATTTCCAATTTGTGTATTAGAGTTACTTAATGTAAAGTCATTACCTTTAATAGTTAATTGATAATTTTCAACAAGGTTACCACTTCCGTCTACAGTTGTAATTAATGTAGTATTAGCAGTGATGTTTGCATTAACATCTGCAGTATTGTTAATTAAATTAGCAACTGCTTCTATGTTTGCAAGTCCTGTAAAGTCAACAAATGCATTAGCATTAGCCGATGGTGCAAAGTGGTCTGTTATAAACATACCATTTGTTAAAGCATTTCCGCCTGTAAATATACCGCCATGGTCAACATATTGCCCTGAAGCCGAACCACCTATCTCTACACTATTTGTAACAGCATATGGTTGTAAAAAGTTTGTTGTTACATTTGCTGTTAGCAACTGTGCCGCAATAACTGTAACAGCAGGATTAATTGTATAACCGTATCCTGGCTCATCTATTGTTACATCACTAATTGTTCCGTCTTGTGAAATATTAACTGTTGCTTTTGCAGTTGTACCTCCACCATATGTAAATGATCCTGGAATCTCTGCTGGTGGTGGTTCAATTTCTAATATTGGTTGTTGATAAAACAATGTTGTTCTATCTAAAACTTCAACTTCTTTTACTTTACTAACAATGTTTTCTGGGAAAGCAATCTGTATAAGTTGAGACTCACTGGTAATTTCATCTGTAGTAATTTTAACATCTAAACTTTGCTTGTTATCTGTATCACCAAAATCGCCAGCCTTTAATGCCCACTCATCATAAACTGCAACACTTCCTGGTACTAATACTCTATTACTATTAAGTAATGTTTCGATAGCATTCTTAGTACCTTTACTTTTAATCATGCCACGATAAAAATCAAATTGATTATCGTTTATTAATTCAAATTCTCTTAAATATTTTTTCTCTGCATAACCATATTGTCTTCTGGTTAAGTCGTATAAATTCTTTTCTACAGGTACATGTCCAATTTCGGTGTACCTTCTCATGTCATCTGCTAACGTATCATAGTTTGGTTTTAATCCATTATTTGTAATGATATAACCTTCGGCTGTTAGTGTACCGTTCCAATTTTTAGTTCTTGTACCTTTAAGTTTAACACGTTTTTGTCTTGCATTAAATACGTCATCAAAAATTGTATCTCCAAATGTTGTTCTGTTGTTAATCAACAATGAGTGTTCAATTTCATCTGTGTATAGTATTACACCATACAGTTGTTTGCCTGCAGGAGGACTAATTGTAACTTCAGTATCTTCTCTTGTAATAATACATTCTGTAGGCAGTATTACTTTTCCTTCATCGTCTAAAATACTGAACTGCCCTTGGTCAGATTCTAATATTGGACTAACTCTTCCTCTTAGTGGCTGGAATGTAACTTTACCTGCACCAGGACTTAAACTAATAGTATTACCTGATGCCCAATTACCTAATGTCCAGAATAAAAATTGTTTACCACTATATGTCCAATCATTTACATCACCTATGCTGTTGTCATATTGGTCAAAAACATAACCCATGTTCTTTTGTTGTCTGCCTATACTGATAAGCAAATCAAACACATCTTCTAATTTATCGTATTCAGTTCCGTATTCTACTCTAGCAACCTCGCCTGTACCTTCTAAATAAAGTGTTGCTTTAGCACCGCCTATTTGTGGTAAACTGGCTAACCTTTCCCAAGTCTCTGTATTTGTTACTGGTATACCTTTATCTACTTGTGATTTTGCCCTAAAGAAATTAAAGCCAGACTTAACAATAGATCCTGAAGGATAATTTGTTGTGTTACTATAGTTTGTAAAGTCTGATGGCTCACCACCTACTTCTATTTGTGTTCTGGGTCCGTCTTTTAAACTAGGCTCAATATCAAAATGTTTTTTAATACTGTTGAATCCAAATACTTTATATTTTGCATCGTCAGTTAATTCAACTAGTACACCTGTGTAATCGTTAGTGGTAGAGTATGGTCCTGTGTGGACATCTACTTGTATATCTTCTTGTGGAAGTATTAAACTTGAACTATTACCTGTAGTGGTATAGTTGTCTAAGAACACAGTCATTGTATCTTTATCAATATAACCTGCTAACTTACTTCCTAATTTACTTGTTACAGTTTGGAAAGGTATAGCAAAATCTTCATTAGTATCCAGTCCTTGGAATCTCATATATGAATCTATAAACTGTGTATATCCAGTACTTGCTCTCAATTTATTATCTATATCTTTACTGCCATGTACAACACTATTTTTAATTTTAAATCTTCTAAAGTTTACATTTTCTAATAGTTGGTTGGTGTTCGCAGAACCACGAACTATTTTTTGTGGCTCTGCAAACACACTGGCAAACTTACCAGGCTTGGTAAGATATAATGCTGAGGCAATCGCAAATGGATAGCCTTCAGAAATTTTCCATGAATTTTCAACTGGTGCAACATCACCAAATTTCCATGTGTTATTTGTTAAACTTGTATCTGAATTGAAAGTAATTGTTTCGGTACTTTTTAATGTATATGTTGCAGTACCATTATCTATTGCATTACTTGAACTGTATAGTGGTGTTGATCCTTCATCATATGAGCCTACACCATGATTTGAAAATTGGTTAGGCATATAGAATGTAACACCTGGGTGCTCTACAAATGTGTGAACATGATATCCATTTGTTGTAGATGCTCTTAGTGCCGAGTCAACTGTTAAGTATAATGGATAAAAGTATCCAACTTTTCCATGAGAATTACCACCTGCATTTTCTTCGCCGTATGCGGCAAATGGTCCTTCTGTTTGTAATGTACCTGCAAACTTGCCTCCAACTGTATATGGGAAAGCAGGTTTACTATCTGCATCTATTGTTGCTACATAATAATATGTACCACTTGGAAATTCTGGTGTTATACCAAAACGTCCGTTAAATTCATCTAAGTCAGCACCTGTACTGCTGTACTCATAATCTTCTATAAATTCACCTGTAGGAGTTCCACCTACTGTTGTTCTTATTCCTGTTTTTAAATTATAACCAGTTTCTAATCTTTTAATAGCACTGGTGTTGTCTAATCTATCTGTATATCCATATGGCCCATATATTGGGTAGCCATCAAATGCCCAACCTACAATTGGTGCATGGCTATCAGTTGCCCATTCTGTCAGTCCAACTACTTCTGGACCAGGACACTCATATCCATATACATTATTACTGTCTGGATATCCACCAGCAGTATCTCTGTCTACTTCATCTCTATATTTACTGTTGTAATTAAAAGAAGTTGTTTGACTATGTTGTACACCTGTGTTACTATTAAATATCATAGCACCGTTTACTGCAACACCTATCGCTGTATTACTTGTTGTCGTTGCATTTGCGTATGCTGTACTGTTATTACTTCCTGCAACTGATATAATATTATAATTGCTAACTTTATCTAAATCTATAAATGCAGTATTGTTTGTACTAGGATAAGTTCCTTGTGTATGGTTTACACCATTAGTAGAACTAACAATTATATTACTACCAATTTCTGTAACATTTAATCCGTTAATTGTTGTAATAAATGTATTAGCACTTGCAGAACCTGTACCAGTAGTTGTTTCAACAAAGTCTATTGTTTTTGTTGTAGATGTTGTGCTAATAATATTAGCAGGTGCAATTAAGTTACCATTTTCGTCAACAGGTATTTCATATTTTAATCCTACTCGTCTATATGGATTATTTGTTCTAAATCTATTGTTTACTAAGTTTTCTCTTGAACCACTTCTAATTTTACCATCTTCTAAATCTTTCCAAAGTTTTTTATTCTTACTTGTATAATCTGTGCCGTATGTTGAGTCCCAATAAGATGGTTTTTTAGTGAACCCTAACATTTCCCATGGATGAGTATGTGGTCTTTCTGTATCGTAACAACTTTCGTATATACCTCTCCAATATCCAGGTTTTTCAGTACCACTATTGTAGTTCCAAGTGAACAAATCACTTGCATCATAAAATTCGTTTGTAACAAAGTCTACATTATTTCTACTAACATATTGATTGAAATCGTTTCTTATTAAGTTGTGGAAATCGTCTCTGCTTAAACCTGTGCTTCTAAATCTACCTGGTCTAATTGAATGCACATTTAAGTCAGGGTAACTGTCATTATCTCTATATGCTTGTAATGTATTGTTGTAAACTCTTCTTTCATATTCTAATAAAATACTGTCAGTAATATCATTATCAGCAACTGTTCTACTTCCATCGTGTCCTACAATTACATTTAACGGTGTACTAAAACTGGTATCAGATATTAATTCTGGCTCGTACAAAGGCGTAATACCCATAGCACTTGGTGTTGGAGGAGTTTGTGTACTTTCTCTGTTTAAATCAAACAGCCTAATTTTAATTATGTTTCCTAATGTTAGATTATATGTTGATAAAAATTCTAATGTTACAACACCATTAAGACTGTTAATGGTATAGTCTTTATCTACAAGCAACATTGTATCCACATTGTTTACTTGGTCATAAACATAAATTGTATTTTGTATATTGTTGCAATCTAAATAATTTGTTAATGTATATTTTTTTGTTGCAACATTATTAATTGTAATTCTTTCTTCGGTGTATTTGTCACCAAATGCCAACATATAACTGTAATCAAAAACCAACTTGCCTGGATTAAATGCTATAACATTTTGTAAAACAAATTCTAACACTTCACTATCTGTCATAGTTGATGTGTCATTATTATCAATGTATCGTCTAATTTCTGATTTTAGTCTTGCTTTGTATTTTACATATTCATTAGCATTAAAATTTATTGCATCTATAATATTATATTTGTCGTTGCTGACTAGCCATGCCGCCATTTGCAAATCTTCATCTGTTTGCACAACTCTTTTTGCAAATGTTTGGTCTTTTTCTAAATTATCAAAGTTACTTGTACCTAATGGATCACCACTAAATAATTCTTGTTCTTTTACATAATTTCTAAAATGTTCTAAGTATTCTGGTTGCGATATATTTTTTATATCTGAATTGTTAAAGTTACTGCTCCAACTCATAGGAATTTCAAAATGACCAAATCTATCGTCAGCAATAATCTCACCAGTGTTTGTCTGGGTTTCAATATCTATAACATCGTTTAGTTTTAAATTAAATGTTCCAAATGTAATTGCTGTTTGCACACTTTCAAAACTAAAAGTTTTATCACGTTTGTCGTTTATGTAAACTCTTATACTATTTTCTTGGTCAATTGGTTTTGCACTTATTTTCCAAAGTTTTCTTTCTGTATCTAAATCAGTTTGCGATACAATGTATTGGTCTTTTACTTTTTGACTTGCTGGTTTGTCATGTGTTTTCCATATTGTATCATATTCTACATCGTTGTTAGGTAATGTTTTCTTATAATACACATATCCTTTAACAAATGAATCTTGTGTTGCACCGAAGGCTTTATAGGAAATTAAGTCATCATCTAAATTGTTTAGAAAAACTAATTCACTAAAATTATTATAGTTTTTATATGAAAGTGCCATACCTAGCACTGAATCTTTTGTTGCACCTATAGTTGGATCTTCTTTATATGAAAATACTTTATTACCTGCAAATGAACTATTCGGATAAACTGCTTCATTGTTTAAACTTTTCTTGTTTACATCATATGCATTAAACAGAATAGGAGTATTAACTTTTTCTTTCTTTTGTCCTTCTGCCCAAGAAATACCATTCCAATAGTATTCCACACCTTGTTTGTTAGCACCAAATTTTATACTTACAACATCGCCTACACTTGCTGTATATGGAACAAAGTTACTGTCGCCATCAACTGCTCCTACAGGATTTGTACTTGCTGGTATTCGTTTTAAAAATACTCGTTCATCAAAACTTAATACTGTGCCAGCAGTTAATGTTGCAGTACCACTTAATACTAATGATGTTCCGCTTATACTTGCAACTGTGATGTTGTTTAAACTGTTTCCAGGCTCTGTAACTATTGCACCAACTTTAATATCATCGTTTGTTGCTGTCAATGTAACATTTGTAGAACTACTTACATTAGTATCTACTGTTGCTGTTGTTGAACTGTCTATTTGATATATGTGCTGACTTACATTACTTGGCTCTAATGGGAAAACCATTTTGTTTCCAGCTCTAAGTGTTACTGAGTCTACAACTGAATTAGTTGGTCTGCCTATAACATCAGTTTGTAAAGAATCATATGCAGAAATTTCTACAGCATCAATACCAGTACTACCAAAATTAAATAATTCTATATCTCTTTCAAACTCTAAGATTGGTCTAACAGCACGATTACTTTTTGGTGGTAATTGGTCTCCAGCATCTATAAAGTTTTGTCTATGATACCAAAAGTTAATTCTACTCCACACATTATTGTCTTTTGCACCACGTTGCATAACAATATAATCTGGTACTGTTTGAGTGTTATCACTGTCAAACGGTTGTGTATCAAATGCACCCGCACCGCCTATAACATATTGTAATGATGTTCCAATTGGAGATATGTATCCACTCCAAAGTTCTGTTCCTGTATCAGGATCAACTTGTGCCATGGATTGATAACCTACTGCAGGTGTTCTACCACCCGGTGCATACTTGTCTCCATAATGCAATACATATCCGTCATAGTCTGTAAACTTGTTAGAGTCTGTGATTGTAGTGCCATCTGGATCTTCTAATCCAATAAGACCACCACTTAACATACTAGTACCAGTTGTACTAATTAATGTGTCAGTGTTAGTAATTAATGTATTATCATAAGGTATGTTTAATTCTGTAGCAAATGTTGTTGCAAAGTTTTGTTCTCTGTTAAACAGAATAATACTTTCGCCAACACCTTCTACAATCCAACGTTGGTCATCTTTGTATGATTCAGGTATTACATAATCTCCTGCAAAGGAAATAATCATACCATTTTTTAATTCTGTTCCGTCAGGTGTTGTATAACTTTTCTTTCCTAAAATATCTTTTTCAACATTAATAGGTTTAGTAGATGTGCTAGTAATAATTTTTGGTGTAGGGCCCGTTGGACTCCAAAAATATTCTTGATAGTTTATAAATTTGTCTATGTTTATTGGTGGTAGAAAACTGTAAAAGTCTGTATCAAATAAAATATTTTGTTTGCTAGTATCTGAACCATAACTTTTTAAAATGTTTTTGAAGTCTTCAAAGAATACATTGTTTTCACTTCTACCTGTAATAGTATTTACAGAACTTACTACCGGTTCAAAACTATAAAAGTTTCTTCCGCTAGTAGGGTGGACAACATATCTGTCTAATGGTTCGAATTGTTCAAATTCTCTTCTACCTATATAACCAGAAATTTGTTCAACATTTGCTTTGCTGAATAACTGTTCAACTGTACTTTCGAAAAAGTTTTTAACAGCCGTTGTTTGCTGATTAGCCGGTAACTTTCTGTATTGTTTGTCAGCCATATTGATTAATATCCACCGCCACCGCCACCAGAGCCGCCTCCGTCTCCGCCGCTACCGGATCCACCTGAACCTGAACTGCTTGTTGATTGTGCTGATGAACCAATACTATCATTTGTTGCAGTAGTTCCAGTGTATGTTGTAGTTGTGGCTTGGTTAGTTACATAATTTCCTTTAAACTGTGTTATACCTTTAGGCATAAAAAATGTTTTTCCAAAAAACTTAATTTCTTCGTTTGTGCCGTCACCTACAAAGTTAGCCGCTTCAGCCGTGCTGTAAAGAGGATAATAACCATCTATTGCATACGGACCAATTTCTTCCGTGCTATTCTCATAAGTTGAGAAGTTACTTTGTGTTGCAGGTGCAGGTCTTAAATTATCTGCTGTTAGTTTATCAACAACATCTACATCTAAAACTGTTGCGGTGCTTAGGAATAATTCTTCTGAACTACACTTAACTTGGAATAAATCTCCAAAAACACCTTGACTGTTTTTAGGTACAATTACTATACTACCAATTGTATTACCAACTTGTTGATGTATGTAACTGCTTAATTCTGTAAAGTAAAAAGTATCACCAAAATCCCAATTTTCAACATTGAAATATCTATTTACTGCCGCTATTACTTTTGTTTTAATTTCGTTGTCGCTGATACTTGTGCCTGGTAATCTAACAACTTTAAATCTTGCTTGTAAACTTTGTTGTGCATCATTACCAAATAATAGTTTAAACTTACCACTCTTAAATAAGAGTTGGTCACTTGCTGATTTGAACTCTTGCAAGTTTTCAAATTCTGCTTCTAATTCAGAACTACTAGGTGCAATAGGGAAAGTTGTGCCTGGCACATTAATGTATGACCTTATTTTATCGTAGTATGTTTGAGTTAAAATAAAGAACTCATGTACATTACTAATACTTGGGTCAATTCTCATACTGTTGTCTGCAACGTGTTGCCATTTAAAAATAACACCGTCTTGTGCAGATTGCTGAGTATTCTGTGTAAAACTTCTACCTTCTTTTGCTCTATGTCTAGAACTTTCATAATGTTTTACAACATTTAAGTTTGTGCTACTATAAGTCATTAAATAAATTTTATTAGTATCTTGTGCATACACTTTTTTATTGTGTAATTTTCCGTTTGTATTATCGAATGTGTTGATAATACTTGCAGTCTTAACTAGGAAATATTCATAGTCCGCTACTTCATATATAGTACCTGTGTTTGCACTTGCATCACCTGTAGAATTACCTGCTATTTTGCTGTATAAACTTCCATCAAAGTTTACACCGTCTTCTCTTCTTAAATCTAATATACCTGATTTAATAGGTTTGCTGTATGTATATCCATCGAAACTTTCAAAGTCTTCGTATAGAATAATATTTTTCTTATTAACAAAATCTTTAAATTGAATAGGATTATCAGGACTGTCGTCTCCTGTACTATTCTGTGGAGTTACTAAAACTTTTCTTGGGTCTGTGTATCCATCGCTAGACACAAAGTTACCAACAGCACTCCATTTAATTGGTTTTTCTAATCTAGTTTTATCATTTAGATATGTTACAGTAATTCTGTCTTTGCTTGTTAATCCTGTTCTATCTTTACCAAAAAACTTTTTGTTGTTGTAATTTCCAATTATAAGATTTCCTGTTTGTGTTGTTACATTTGCATCTGCTAAACTGACATGCTCTCCATATCCTACGTTTGCTGTATCATATGCAACTGCATTATATGAAAATGCAACATTACCATTTCCTGTTGTGGATAAGATATTATATCCAAATGTTGTATTGTTAAACTCTATATTAATGTTTCCAGGTAATTGACTTATTACACCTGAATTATTAGCAATAACTACATTAGTATTAGAAACGTCACTAGTATCAGGCGTTGTTCCTAATTCTATAACAATGTCGTTTACAAATGCATTGTCGGATCTGTCACCGTTTCTAAACAATCCAAAGTTAGATTGTAGTTTAACTTCAACATCATCAAATCCTGCGTCTCTGTTCCTTAAAGGAATGTTATCAAATGTTCTACCTAGTTCTACAGAGTACCATGCATCGCCTATGCCGTCTGGGGTGGCAGTCGAGTCTATCCACTCAAAATTTTCTTCAAGTATTGGTTTATTATTAAGTGTTGTTAATTCAATTGTATCAAACTTTGCTAAACCAGTACCACTGTCTATAATTCTGTTTGAGGAAACATCATAGAATCTTACGTCTTCGAAACTTTCGAAAACATATTCTGTTCCTCTTGTTGTTACATTATATCTGTAACTTAATGTGTCAATACTTTCATATTGAAATTTCAGCAACCAACTTTTATCTCTTCCGTTACCTGATGTATCTTCTGAGTTACCAATATCAAAATCGTTGCCTGCATTAAGGTTACTGTTTTGTATCACATAAAAATAATTGTTACTTGGATTAAATCCTAAACCAAATGTTTTTTTAGTTTGTAATGCACTTTCTATTGCAGATTGTTCACTATCATAAAATGTTTTTCTAAGTGTTGTAATTAATTCTACACCTTCCCAATTCTCAGGTATCGCTTCACTTAATGTAATAGGTCCTACATTTGTTGTTAAGTTTCCGCCACGTCTACCGTTATCCACAATAGTTTTTATTTTTGCCCAAATGTACTCTGACCTTTTTTGCGGGTTTACAAATTTAATCATGTGACCAGGTTGTATTAATTGCAAATTAGGATCTGCAATATTAACATCTGCAACTGTTCCATTTTGTGTAAATGTTTCAGTCATGTAACCTGTAACACTAGATGTTGTTCTAGGCAATGTATGCCACACAATATTATAATTTTCTAAATTAAATTTGTTAGGCTGTCTTAGTTGCCAACTATCTCTAAAGGTGCTGTACACAAAGTCATTTAGTTTTAGATTTTTAAGAATCAATTGTACAGTTCTTCTAATTTGTTCTAAAGCAGTATTGTTTACGTCTATAACAAAGTTACTGCTTGTAAATACGTTGTCTAAGTATAATGCACCATCTTCTGCAATTACATCTGTAGTTTGGAATGTACTTGTAGGGTCTGTAATATCAATATATCTACTATGCCCTGCATGTGTTCTGTTAGTAACTTTAAGTTTAGCAATATTGGTATTCTTTGCTAAAGGCAATGTTTGATAATCTTGGTTTGTAATCATTCTATCTTGTGCATAGTATGATTGTGGTGCTCTTTCTTTAATACCTGCTAGTGTCTCTTCTGGCAAACTGTTATTAACTGTATTTTGTAATTGTGCAGTCAAAGTCAATACATATTGTACACCTTTAGAATTTAAGTAAGGAATTCTAATTGCTGTTGTGCCTACATCATCTGGTGACATTGTAAATCGTTCATTGTCACTTTCTCTGTAATACATTCTGTAATCACCAACTGGAACATTTGCAAAGTTACCATCTGCAAATTCTAATTTTACACCACCAGTACCTAAATTAGATACTGCATAAAGTAAAGGTGTGTTTTTTGCTTTTACATTGTATTGTAAAGTTTGTCCAACTGTATTAGGTATTCTTTCCCATTTGTTTACAACTGTTTTTAAACTGTTTAGTTGTTGTAGCCAAACGTCCGTTTCATTTATTCCTGCAATATTAACTACTTCTGTTCTATTTTCAACAGGTACACTAAAATCAAAATCTCTTTGTCCCATTGTGCCTTGTTTGAACATCATAAAGAATCCATTGTTCTTACTAGACATTCCTAGTCCGTCATTTCTATAAATTAAACCATAGTTGTTTACAGGGTCAGGATGTTTTTCATAAAAGAATTTATTATCTTCAAAATCTGTGTTTACAAATTCAAATTTTCTTTTTTGTCCGTTTATTGTTGATTCAAACCCGAATACCAAAGGAGCAGTAGTAGGAGTATTAACTTCATACAAGTCTGTTACTATACCACCTAATGTTCCTGTCTTTACAGGTTTACTAAATCTGTTTACTTGTCCAAAGGCACTATTCATAATTGTTATGAACTGTTCATAACTGTCTGGATTGTTTGCGTCATTCCATGTGATTGTTCTGTTATTAATTTGATTGCCTAGACTATCTGTTAAAGGTTCTGAAGTTGCAATACTTACAACTTTCATTAAACCACTTGCAGGAATATTTCTTTTAGGATTATAACCTAACATCCTTGCAAGTTTAAATACTGAATCTCTTCTTTCGGCAGTTTCTAAAAAGTTTTCCCTAGTGTTGATATCCATTCTGAAAGCAATACTCTGTCCTAGGTATGCTAACAATTCTATAATCGCAATGAATTCTGAACTTTCAATATAGTCGTTGAAGTTTTCAGGAAAATTAGTTTGTATATACTCGACCATCGCAGTACGAATTGTATCAAAGTCGTATGCTTGTAAATCTACTTGTGTATAAGCCTGATAGGCTACGTCCCAATCTTCTGCCGCAAATAAATTGTTTTGTCTACTATTAACTGCCATATTAAATCTCTACGTCGCCACGAGCATATTCTACAAATAACTCGTCGTCGCCTAATCTTGGCAAAATTCTAAGTTGTACAGCACACCTTATTGTGTGGTCTAAAACATCTGTTTTCACAGTCTGCAATTCAACCCTAGGATCTTTTTCAACAATTCTGATTACATCATCCTCAACTTCTTGTACAACTAGTTCATCTAATGGGTTCATTAGTATGTCAAAAATTCTTGTACCAAAGGTAGGACGCATTACACGTTCACCTTGTCTAGTATTGAGTTCATTCAGTAAATCAGTTTTCACAAGTTCAGCATCTGTTAGTGTATAAGGTGCTCGAATCTTGTTTACTGTACTAAAGCCTTTGTAAATGTTTGCCATACCAATATTTATCTGATACCATTAAAACTAGTTTTAATACACCATTTTTTAACACATTCCTATATCGTAGATATAAGTAACAATGGAGACGATGTTTCGCATTGTCAGTTATGAACCTTAACAAAGGATAGCAAATGAAAAACGTATTAGAACGTTTCGACAAAATTGTTGATTTAGCATATAAAGTCAACAAAAAAATCTACGATAACAATTATGTAGAATCTAGTGGGTATGGACCTAGATTTCGTAAGATGTTGCATAAAAACGGCAACAGAATTCATTCACTGGGCATATTTGATTACCATACTAAGAAATATGTATTATTTGAGATGGTTAATATGGTAGGGCAAAAAAATAAAGTTCCTGAAGAGTTTGACCTCATGGAGAAGTTAATAAGGAATGGCGAACCGAACTAATGTTGTTTTCATTCATGGAAGTGGGCAAAGTAAATTAAGTTTTAATTTTTTAGAAATTTTTCTACCTGAACACAATCTTTTAAGTTTGGAATACGATGTGCAGGAAGATCCTGAAACTATAATCAAACGTTTCAAATTTATTATTGACCAAAATTTAAACAATGAATCTTTTTCTATAGTTGCACACAGTTATGGCTGTGTGCTATCAGCACGACTACTAGACATATATGATGTAGGTCATTTTATATCGTTAAGTTCTCCTTGGGGAGGTAGTAGAACTGCTAAATGGTTAGCAATGGTTTTTAGACAAAGCACATTATTTTCAACACTTACTCCAGGAAGTGCTTTTTTGACAGCCATTGCGGATAGTAAAAGCGATATTCCGATAACTAATATAGTAACAGCAGGAACAGGTAGCGGTAATGCACTTGCCGGATTAGGAGGTTCTCCTAATGATGGACTGCTTACAATTGAAACACAGAAAAAAGTTCCTGTTGGATTTACAAATAAAGAAAACATAACGGTTGACTTATCACATAATGAAGTGTTATTATCTATGGAAATAGTCAACATTATAAAGGAAAGAATTTTCAATGAGCACACTTAACGAATCAGACTACATCACTTTAAACGACACTGAAGAAGAAAAACTAAGACGTATGTTAATTGAATCAAAGCAAGAAAACAATGCGTTAAGAGACCAAATAAAATTGTTAAAACGAAATATCAAAGATGAGCAAGATGGAAAATATCGTGCTTATGTAAAAATTTCTGATTTACAAAACGAACTTAAACAGTTAAGTCATTAAAAACTGAATGGGTTACCGGAATTCTTAGATATACTCTGTTGATTGGAACCTGCATCATAAAATTTAACTTTCTCTGTATCATCTAAACTTGCAACACTTACAGGCATTTTAGCATTATCATCATATGGCATGAAACTAGGTTTTGGTCTGCCATAACCTTTTGTTGCTTCATAACTATCTAACTGTATTTGTGCCGCTTTAGGTCCCCAACCTGTACCCCTACCACCGGAATGATTTGGAGTATAATTATCTGCCATACCATATAAAGTACTTTCGTATGTTCTTCTGTTTGCTAAGTTTTGTTTATAGCCTCTCTTGTTGCTAGAATAATTCATCATTTCAATTGGAACTCGTTGATAGTCTCCGTTAAGTATTGCACTTTTGACACTACTGCTCATCCAATTTTCTTCTCCCATACTTTCTGCAAACATCACTGTTGCCAAGTATTGGTTTTTACTCATGCCACCCTGTGCTCCACTTAAACTAAGTGCTACCCATTTAGATGTATTACCTAAAGTATTTTTTAATAAATTGGTTGCAACACCTGTTACCATTTGTGTTTTTAAGTTGTGTAAGATATAACCAGTTCCTGTTTGATAAGAACCTTTAGATCCCATTACTCTTGACAATCCAGCATTTGCAAGATCCTGTGTTAAACCGCCTTTAACTAAACTTGAAGCATCAGAAATACTAATGCTTGTTCCAGGCAAGTTACCTCCTGCTTGTGGATTCATTATTGATCCGCCGCCAAATATAGAAACGCCTGCACTTGCTTCTTGCGGACTTAATTTGTGTCCCATGCCAACCATTTTAACACCATTGTCTAATTCTATAGGCATACTGGTATTGCTAACAGCCGCGCCAATTGTTTGTGCTCCAATTTTGCAACTATCAGATTTAAAAAAGTCTGCACCTTGACCAGTTGCTGGAGCCATTGCTGATATTTGGTCTGAGGGTTGATAGTTTGGTACACTATTAGGACCAACTTTTATTCCTTGTGCTTTGATGTCATCGCCAGCAACACCGTCATACCCTGTACCTACTTGTAGTTGTCCATTATCGTCAGTAAAGTTTGCAGGTGCTGTGTCAGTAGGAGCAGTAGCATTGGTAGGATTATTTTCACTTGCTCTACTATCTTTTGTAACTGTTGCTGGATCATCTGCAGGTCCACCACCATGTCCTATCCAAGGTTCTAAAGTTGTTACGTTTCCTAAAATAGACACTATGTTTCCGTTTACAGGTTCAGGTCTTTCTCCGTCTGTGGGTAAAGGATTTGTGTTCTCATCTACATCATTTTCTGTGTATTCAAATTCTGGGTTCTCATTTGATACATCTATATATGTTTGTGCTTGGATTTTTTCTACTTCTTCTGCCTGTTGAGCATCTGAAGCCGAGCCACCATCATTCAAGTGAACTGTTGATCCTATTACATTGTTTCTACCACCTGCTTCACTAGTAATTTCTCCACCACTTTTTATGTGCATATTACTACTAGATGAAAGCAATATTTCTTCTTGTGCATTGGTATGTATAGACTGTTCTGCAAAGTTGAACATTTGTCCTTTTGTACTGTGATGTATAGAGGAGCCTTGTTCTCTAGTCATTACTTTATATCTATTTACAGTTAAACTTTCTATACTGTTACCTGACTGTATTTTAATATCGCCATATGGTCCCGATGTTCCGTCCGGGCCTTCGTTCTCTTCCATTACACCTGCACTGATATTAACTGCTGTACCACCTTCTAAATTTAAAGTTCTGTCTGCTCGTATATTAACATCATTTTTTGCTCTTATGTTTAAATCTTTGTCACTGTAAACATGAATACTTCCTGCTTCATCTAGTTCAACCCATGCTGTACCATCTCTATTAATAATGTATATTAAACCATTTGTGTCGTCCATTAAAATTTGATTGCCTAATGCTGTACGCAATCTTATATGACGTTGATCCATATTATCATCCATTACAAATGAATGACCGCCTCGTCTGTTTACACCATCTACTTTACCTGAGTCTAAATTTCTATTGTCAGGTCCAGGTGTTAATATTCCAAATACTTGTGAAGGACTTTCTCTTCTCGCACTAGAAGTTGTGAGACCTCTAATTGGATCTTTGATTAATCCTTGATTTAATATTGATTCTGTGATAATGTTATTAAGTGGTCTTTTTGATTTGTTACCGTGGTCTAAATTTTCATCACGTTTGTTTTTTTCTGCAACAGGCAAGTTCATATTTGTGCCGTAAGTTGGGCCTGCGGCATTACCTGGTACCATGTATTGCATTTGATCCGGGAACATACATCCTATAATTACTGGCATTTTCTTTTTGCCATCTGCAAAACACATCAATACAAAGTTACCTGGATCTGGTGGTACCATCCACATACCATAAGTTTTCATTGTGTCTTGATAGTCTGCTACATTTTCTCCAATTTTTGCTGAAGGTGTTGTGCCTGCAAATGGTGAACTCCAAAAACAATTAAAATATCCTGCTGGGTCACTTCTATCTTTACTAAGCATAGGAACATATACAGTTATACGTCCACTATGTGTTGCGTCTTTGGGTCTTACAATTACTTCACCCATGTAAACGCCAAAATCCAGTTCTGCACTCTCACGCATTTTATCGCGTGGATTCTTTTTGCTTTTTCTAAAACTGTTTGGTTTATATGCCATTAGAAGTCGTCCCCATCATCGGCTGGTACTGATTTTGGTTTTTGTTTTGAATCTCTTAATCCAGAAATTGTAAATGATGTTGATTTTCTAGTAATTATTTTTGTAACACCGCCCGGTGTTACTTCTGTGGTAGTTATTGAACCATCTGGATTTACTACTTCAGTTACATTTGTACCTTTTGCTACTGTTCTGTCTTTAGTTGCCTCATTGCCACTTTCAGTGTTTGTTCGATTGTTTTCTTCTTGATTCGCTATGTCTTGCTGAGCAAGTTTTTCAGTTTTCTTCTGTTCTTCTAGTTCATCTCCGCCTTGCTGTGATATATCATCCATCAAGTGTGCAATACTGATAGGAGTTTGTTTGTGACCTTTTACATCACATGTAAACTGTCCTCCGTTAAATGTTGCAGTTACTCTAGAAATCATATATACTCCACTAATGAAAAAAGACGTTCCTTCTTCTGACATGTAGCCTGTGTTTTTATCTTCGTCGTCTACATGCGGGTCTCTAACTCTAGGAGTTTGCATTGTGAACAAAAAGTAATTATCGTCAAAGTCATATACAGCACCTTCCGGATTGGACGATACTGCTTTATCTTTTGCAGTTGTAATCTTTTTGCCTTTCCTTGCGTCTTCTATTGAATTAAAAGGTTCTCCTAAATACCATGGGTCACCTTTTAGACCCAAATCCATTACTTGTAATATAGCCGCATCTTGTACATTGTTAAACATGTAGCCAAACAATGTTGCACTATTTGTACCATCACTTGTTGCTGAACCTTCAGTGGTAAGAGATTTTCCACTTTCAGTTTGCATTATTGGACTTGTATCTTGAGGGTCTCCAGATGCTGTGTTAGCCGCTTTTCTTAATTGTGTTAAAGTTTGGTTTTCACCAATTACTGCTGGCATGCCTCCTTTGTCTGTTAAAATATCTGAAGCATACAAAAATCCACTTGGTTCTGGTTTATATACTTTTCCACCTCCTCCAGTGTTTGTTTGACTGCCACTTTCTGTTGGGGTAGTTTTTTCTGTATCTTGTGCGAGTGAATCTTTGAAACCCAAAGGATCTTTTCCGTTGTTGGCAAGATATAATGCTGTTTTGGCAAAATCCCCTCTTAGTTTTTCATCACTGTCAAATCTATCTAAATCTTCTTGTGTTGCTACACCTTTGTCTTTTAGTCTTTGGCGCAAATTAGGATCTTCTTTTAATGCTTTAGAAATGCCAGATACATCTTTTTGTTTTGCTTGTAATTGTGCCTTTTCTTCTTCACCAGTTAAATCTTTGTTGGCTTCTACATTTGCACTAGGACTGTTTGGGTTTGTAGACATGTCTCCCATTTTACCACCGCCTGGTGGTAACAATAACACCATCCCTGCATCAAACTTAATGTCCACATTCATTATTTGGTCATTTAATCCTGTGTACAAATAATGATATGCTTTAAGTAAATTTTTACTGGCATTCATTTCTTTGACACGATTTTTTATATCTTCTTTTTCAGGAGTTTGTTCTACTGCCGCAGTCGTTTGTAAAGGATTTGATGTGCTGTAAATTATTGGTTGGTATGTTACACGTTTTGCATACTTGCTTCTTGATTGGTCATAATCCAAATATTCCATTTCTGCTTCTATTTTATACCAACTGGTATATGCTTTTGCCAGGTCATAATTATTAACACTAACATCAGGATCATCAGGTATCTTTTTTCTGTGAACGGAATCTAAAAAGTTTTTGTTCATTACTAAAAGTGTTGTAAAAAACCTGTTTATGTCTGTGCCTTCTTTGAAGTTGATTCTGTTGTTTGCAAATATTCTTCTATTAACATCAACACCGCCATCTAAACTGTCTGGGTCATCTTCTAATGATTTTTCGTAATCTTCTAATGTGGTTATACCCATTGCTTCAGCATTCATTAATCTGTTTACATCTTCTGCGGCTTTCATTGTAGCCTTGTCATATACCACTGTGTCATCACCTTTAAGTCCTTCCAGCAGTTGACTTAAATCAAATTTTATTTCATCTTGTACATCGTGGTCTGTTAAATTTTCTTCTCTGAATCTATTAATATTATCTTCTAATTCTTGTGCCATTTCTGTAATGGTCGCACCACTCACAGATGTGTCCATAGGTATTAAAAAATGATTGTCTACTCTGGCTTCACTATTACCCACAGTACACATCACTTCATATTCACTGCCTTTGTCATCTATTGCAATACTGATTTTTGCAATTTCCAGTTTGTAAATAAATGGTCCTGAAACATGTTTAGGTGCACCTTTTTGGTCTTCTTCTTCTAGAGATGCTTCGTAACCTTTAAAATTAATTTCTAAAAATATTGGAGCATTAGCATACATACCTGCTTCAATTCCTAAATGTACTTTTGCGGCTTGTAGTTGGTCTAACAAGTCTGCCGCACCAGGTTGTATTAATGTAAAGTTTGCCGCAGTTGCAAAATGATTGCCTTTGTCTTTAACAAAGTCTATTGTGAGTCCATCCATTTGCACACCAGTTACACCAGTTTGTGCAATAACAACAGTTTCTTCTGGCTTAGCCGCAACTGCACTATTCATGTAACCTCCGCCGTCGGAAGTTCTGTCTTTAATCATGTATAGTTTGAGATTGTAAGAAGTGTTTACTGCTTCATCTAACACATTACCAAATACAGTATTCAAATACCTATCTGGTAACTTAGGTGCTGATTTACTTTTCTCGTTTGCTTTATCGTTTGAATCTGCCATATTAACCCATTATACGTTGAATACTTTCACCACTAGGAAGAAAAATTGTTACGCCTGCTTTAAAATCCTCTATAGGATCAATGAGAATATCTGGATTTCTCATAGCAAACAGCCACCACAGTCTTACTGTACCATATAATTCGTTAGCAAGTAACTCGGGTCGCCCTTCATATTGATGTTCTATTTCGTATAATTGGTCACCTCGGCTTTTAGGTACACTTGGCAACTGATTTATATCCAACACATTTCCTTTAGTTGGAGCATTTCTTAAAAAACTTTCTCTGCTGTGAAAACTAGCCATTATATAAATCCTTTAGTGTAATCTTTACCACTTGAAAAAGCACCTAGGTCAAATGTTTTTCTAAGTTTCTTGTATGTGTACTGAGGCGCCATCTCAATCATTATATCTGTTTCTGTTGGCATGTATGTTGTTTTACCATTATAAGTTACTGGAATGTAATCTATACCATCAGGAAGTTGCATGTTGTAACTTCTGATAATCACAGGAACTTTGTTAAAACCGTATTCACCCAAATATTCAAATATCAATACTGGAGGAGGAGTACCAAATCTATTGTTTTGTACTGAACTGTCTCCATAAAAGCCTTTTGTCACTGTTCTTAAAAAATGAAATACTGCTAATAAGTATTGAGCCTCTTCTGTAGTGTTTGCAGTCCATTGTCCTTGTACTGGTAGTACAGGAGGTCTGCTGTTTATATATGTGTAAAACGGATAGTTTGTTCCGTGGAATGTTGCTTCGTTGTATTCTACACTTGCTTGTAAGAAAATGTTTGGTGTGTATGGGAATACAATACCACCTCTTTCTTTTAATGGTTTTAGAATACTATTGCCAGGGTCTCCACCATCTTTTTTACTCATGCCATAAGCAATATCTTCTCCACCTTTTTTAGGTCTGATTCTTGCTCTCCAATCCATTTTGGGAATGGTGCCGCTTGAACGTCCAGCACTTTTAACATTACTGTTAGTCTTAGTACCACTTTGCCCATATGTATCTATAAGATTATTGGCTTTGTCTGTGGTCTTACCTTGGGCCCGAGCACTTTCAAAAGTACCTTTTTGTCCCAACTGCTGTTGTTCAAATTCTTCTGACATTTTTATCAAATCTCCGTTTACAAGACTATTTATCTGGATAAATAAAAACGTACTTTAATTTTTTATTAAAGGTTACCAGAATTTTATTTTACAGTTGACTTTATACAGGATATGTGTATAATACAACAATATAAACGAACTATAGTTTTGAGGAGATTACATGACACAACCTAAAAAGGTTAATTATCTTAATAATAAAGATATTCTAAAACAAATACATTTCAGCAAAATGACATACTGCTATGTGCAGGATGACAGATATTCTGATGTGGACTTGATTGTGGAATCAGTAAAAAAGATAAACAAAACCGCAATCAAACAAGCACAAATTAATAAAGCGGCTAAACTAAGCACTTTAGCATATCAAACAGCAGTTGCAAAAGGCGACTGGACTAAGAAACCAAAGCAGAAAGAATTTACTGTTGATCCTAAAACAATGGCAGTTGATGAATTGGTCTTTAGAGTTATGACTTATGACCACATTCCAGATGAGCCAGGTAGGAAGAAAACAACAAAAACAGTTGCAGACACAAAAGCAAAAGTAAACTTTCCGCCTTTTAAACAATACATCTTAGACAGTAATGGTATTAATCCTAGGGAAGTTGTTAGAAGTCATTGGGTAGGTGGACTACACAATGGACATTTTTCAGTTGACCATGGAAGAATTACAAATGAACTAGGTAAGATGTTTATGAAACTTGTTGAACGTTATAGTCAAAGAGGTAACTGGAGAGGTTACACTTATGTTGATGAAATGCGTGGACAAGCATTAGTACAGTTAGCACAAATTGGATTACAATTTAATGAAGCAAAGTCGGACAATCCATTTGCTTATTATACTGCAACTGTCAATAACAGTTTTACAAGGGTACTGAATTTGGAAAAACGTAACCAAACAATTAGAGATGATATTTTAATTGAACAAGGTCACTTACCAAGTTACGGTAGGCAAATTAAACATGAGGAAGAATTACGTGAACTTCGAGCAAATGCAGAGAACGAAGTTGACAAAACACCAAGTGGCGAATAATATATGGCGAACCTCTTTGAGCGAGCCGCATGTTTTACAGATATACATTACGGCTTAAAACAAAATAGTAGACAACATTTAAAAGACTGTCATGATTACGTGGAATGGTTTATAGCAGAAGCCAAGGCACGTGATTGTGAGACATGTTTCTTTTTAGGTGACTGGCATCATCATAGAGCAAGTATTAATATTGCAACTATGAATTCTACGATACGAGACTTAAAATTATTAAATGAATCTTTTGAAAAGGTTTATATGATTTTAGGTAATCACGATTTATACTACAGAGAAAAACGTGACCTTAACAGTATTGAATTTGCTAGAGACTTACCTAACATTGTTATGATAGATGACCATTTTTGTGAAGATGGTGTTGCAATTATTCCTTGGCTTGTAGGAGATGAACACAAAAACCTAAACAAGTTAGACTGCAAATATATGTTCGGACATTTTGAATTACCTTACTTTAAAATGAATGCAATGGTCGAAATGCCAGACCATGGTGGCATAACTGCACAACATTTATCAAATCCTGAATATGTGTTTAGTGGTCACTTTCACAAAAGACAATATAAAGGCAACATACATTATATAGGTAATGCTTTCCCACACAATTACGCAGACGTGGGAGATAATGAAAGAGGTGCTATGTTTTTAACATGGGACGAAGAACCGTTATATGTTAATTGGGATAAATGCCCAAAATATGTAATGATGGGTTTGAGACAATTATTAGAAGATCCAGGCAAATATTTAGATGAATGTACACATGCTAGAATAAAACTTGATGTTGGCATTAGTTATGAAGAAGCAAACTTTATTAGAGAAACATTTGCTGAACAATATAATGTTAGAGAACTACAACTTATTCCAATTAAGGAAGAAGAAGAAATTTATGAAGGCACTGAAATTGAATTTGAAAGTGTTGACCAAATTGTTATATCTCAATTGGACACAATAGAAAGTCCAACTGTTGAAAAAGAAAAATTAATTGAAATTTATAGGAACATTGTAATATAATGTTTGCCTTACAAAAATTAATTGCAAAGTTAATAGAAAAATTAGTGGACTATTTAAAGAATGCTAAAGATTAAAAATGTAACAGCAAAGAACTTTATGAGTGTTGGTAACAATACTCAAGCAGTTGGCTTTGACACAGATTCGCTTACACTTGTACTAGGTCATAATTTAGACTTAGGTGGTGATGGTAGTAGAAACGGTACAGGTAAAACTACTATAATAAATGCATTGAGTTTTGCATTGTATGGTGAAGCACTTACAAATATTCGCAAAGACAATCTCATAAACAAAACAAACGGCAAAGGCATGATGACTACTGTTGATTTTGAAATCAATGGTACTGAATATAGAATTGAAAGAGGAAGACGCCCTAATGTTCTTAAGTTTTATATCGATGGTATAGAACCAGGGGACAATGAACAACAAGGCGACATGCGTGAAACTCAAAAAGAAATTGAAAAAATTATTGGTTTCCCACATAACATGTTTAAGCATTTGATTGCATTAAACACATACACAGAACCTTTTTTAAGTATGAAAACAAATGACCAACGAGATATGATTGAGCAGTTGTTGGGCATAACTGAAATAAGTCAAAAGGCAGATGTACTAAAAGAACTTTTGAAAGTCACCAGGGATAATATTAAAGAAGAAGAGATACGAATCAAAGCAGTTAAGAGTGCAAATGATAGAGTAGAAAAGAATATTGCAGAAATAGAACTTCGTGGAAAAGCATGGAGTAAAAATAAAGAAGATAAAGTAAATGAATTACAAACTAGTTTAGATGCTTTAGAAGAAACTGATATTACTATGGAACTTGAAAACCATAGAAAAGTTACAGACATAAATCAACAGTATCAAAAAGTACAAGGCTTAGAAAGTGAATTAAGTCAGTTAAAAACAAGTAGCACTAGAAGTGAAAAAACAATATCAACATTACAGTCTAATCTTGTAAAAGCAGACGAGGGTGTTTGCCCTGCATGTGGACAAGATACTGCCCATTTAGATACACATGAAGAATACACGAAAGAACTTAAAGAAGATTTAGCAAAAGAACAAACATACTTGAATGAGATTACATTAAAAGTAGATGACTTAGAAAAACAAATAGAAGAGTTTGGTGAATTGCCTGAAACTCCTATTACATTCTATAGCAGTATGGAAGATGCATTACAACACATGCATAATGTAACAACATTAACAGAACAAATAGAAGAAAAAGTCAAGGAAGAAAATCCGTACACAGAACAAGTTGAACAATTAAAAGATACAGGTATGGAAGATATAAATTATGATTTAATAAATGATTTGACATACTTGAAAGAACATCAAGAGTTTTTATACAAACTATTAACTAGCAAAGACAGTTTTATTAGAAAGAAAATTATTGACCAAAACTTACAATACTTAAATTACAGATTAAGCCATTACTTAGACAAGTTAGGATTACCACATGATGTTAAATTTAACAGTGACTTAACTGTAGACATCACAGAATATGGTAGAGACTTAGACTTTGATAATTTAAGTAGAGGTGAACGTAACAGATTAATACTTGGTATGAGTTGGGCATTTAGAGACATATATGAAAGTCTTAATCAGCCAATGAATTTAATGTGCATAGACGAACTTGTAGACAGTGGCATGGACACAACTGGTGTTGAAAATGCCCTTGCAGTTCTTAAGAAAATGGGTCGAGAATCAAATAAAAATGTTTTCCTTATTTCACATAAAGAAGAACTACAGGGTAGAGTTAATAATGTACTATATGTAGTTAAAGAAGGAGGCTTTACGTCATATTCAAATGATATCGAAATACTAGACGAGGATTCAGATGTTTATAGATTTAAAGTTAAAACATGATTGTAGATTTACACTTTGGCAAGAACAAAGAGTTTACACTATCATATAGATTGTATAACAACACAGTTAGTAAAAGATTTTTCGAACGATTACAACAACAAGAAAACGACTTATTAAGTAGAACTGAATTTTATAATTTTGGTGAAACTGTACAAGATGTTGATGACAAAATAAATTCAGTTGTGGAACAACTTGTAGAACTTAAAGTAATCAACAGTAGCGATGACCTTAATAAGTTACACGAAGACTTTGCACGTTACGAAAGTGAATACACAGGTTCGACTCAAAGACTTCTCTGGGACCTTAATATCCATATACACCACAAAGAAGATTTAGTTAAAGCGGCAGGTGAAAAAAGAATTAATATAACATGTATGGATAGTGGCGAACCGTTGTTAGACGAAGCCTACGGGCTTTTTACATTACAAAAAACGTATGGTGTAATGTATATGGGATATCCACATGTTGGCAAACACCTTACTGAATTGTTTATAGATAATGATATTGATATACCTGCAGAACAAATAGTACCAACAAACTTATTAGCAAACTATATGGTGTGCTATCTTGGTGAAGGAAGATTTGCACAACCCATACATGAAGATGTTTTTAAATTAAAACTATTAGACTTTTATAATAAAATTGCACACAAGATGCCTTATAAGTGGGGCGACAAAAGATTAGCAATAGGAAACATTCCGTTAGGAGAATTGCAAGACAAGAATGTAGACATTAGTCCATTAGACAAATATAAATATGTTCACAGTTGGACATGTAGATGAAAGCAGATTGGACATATCAAGGAGAAAAGATAGATGCTATCCCGGATCAGTTTGAAGGGTTTGTTTACCTTATCACGAATACCACCAATAACAAAAAGTACGTCGGCAAAAAACTTGCAAAATTCAAAACAACAAAGCCGCCACTCAAAGGAAGAAAAAATAAAAGACGAGGTCACAAAGAAAGCGACTGGAAAACCTATTGGGGAAGTTCAGACTTACTCCAAGAAGATGTTGCAAAACTCGGAGAAGAAAAATTCACCAGGGAAATCTTATACTTCTGTGAATCTAGAGGTGTAATGAGTTACTTAGAAGCAAAGGAACAATTTGATAGAGAAGTACTTTTAAAAGATGATTACTACAATGGAATCATAAACTGTCGCATAGGTGGTTCACAATTATTGCGAGAGTCGTTGAAAGATAGATAACTATTTTTCGGTAACGGCAAATTTAGACACCCAGTCAAACTAACATAGGCAAACATAGGCACCACACCGCCCAACCGAGGCAAATGGAATCGGTATCCTTGAGACTCCTTGTAGGCGTCAGAACTGGATTGTGGTAGGCAAGATACAAACAACTTTATGGTATTAAAAGAATGCAGGCTCTGGGAAAAAGCAACCTGCAAGTCTAGTATAATGAACTCTTCAAATTATATTAGACTCCCGTGAGATTCGAGACGGTAGTGTAAGGGGGCAAAATGCTCACTGGCTCCTAACAGCACCCGAGATAGAGATGGCGATTCATCACATGATGGTATTTTCAGGTTCTCCTTGCATAAGGAGAATCATGACTCAACATACATGATAGCAGTTAAAAATAATTTCCAACAAGTAATGAAGTGAATGAAATGAACGAAAAACGCAGTTGGAAAAGGTACGAAGTACCTAAATAGTGTATAAGAATAAACACAATTCCCTTAAGACTCTTATAAAACAATGACTTAAAATATTAATTTTTTTACCATTTTTCTTGGTAAAAAACTTGACTTTACTCCAAAAAGACGTATAATAGTATGTATTGTTTAAGAAAAGGAGTAAACGATGACATTGAACGAAATCAAACTTGCTATTAGAAATGGCAACTTCACAAACGAAGACCTAATTACTTTAGGTTCTTATATCCAAAATGTTAAAACTGAACAGGCTAAGGCTAGTATTTCAGTTGGTGACGAAGTTTTTGTAGTCCAAAAGACTAAAAAGACTAAAGGTATTGTTGAAAAAATCAATATCAAAAAGGCTATTGTAACACTTCCGCAAGGGCGTTACAATGTTCCATTGTCAATGCTGGAGGCTATATAATGGCTGTTCATGGTGGACCTTATGACAGAGGTAGTGCTGACAGTTACTACGGCAGAGGAAAAGAACCTCACTATTATCCACACGGTACCTACAACGGTGAACGTGTAGAAGCAAACGATATGACTGCAAAAGAAATTGCAGAATATCACAAAGGCTTCGATGATAATGAGGCTGATGGCAACTTCAAGGATTTTGGATGATAGAAATTCTTCAAGAAACAACTGACTGGGGAAAATACAAGGTAAACAACGGAGTTTATCATGTAAATTCCTCAGGCAAGTTAGTTGCCTTTCAGGCTAACATAGATGCTCCTATACAGGAGTTGAATGTTCCAAGCACTCAATTCAGTAAAGCAAGACGTAAGTTTAAAAAAATAGGCGAACGTCCTGACACACAAACTGAACAAAATAATAACATTAAAAAAGTAAAAGGTTCGACGGGTAAAGAATATATCATAGACTTAGACAAAAAGACTTGCACTTGTCCTGGTTTTACTTATAGGGGAAATTGCAAACATGTCACAGAATACTGTTCGTAAACATTTTAAAAAAGTCATTGACCTACCGTTCGTAGGTCTTGTTATATTAGCATTAACATCATGCGCCAGTGGCGGTGGTAGTTCAGGGTTAGGTGTAGTACCTACACAACAATCATATACAGCACCTTCACAAAGCAGTCAGTCAAATGACAAACGCAATAGTTTTGATACCTTTACTGCTGAATACAGTCCAACTGCAACAGGGTTTGCAGATCCAATTACTGTGACATATAGTATGTTGGATTATACTGTAACAGGATTGCCTACTCCCACAGACAAATATTATATTGAAGATTATGGATTCTTAAATGTAAATGTTGAAGGCACACATCCTGGTTTTGCTAACGGACAAGAAACATCAGACCCAGGATCTTACAATCAATTTACTAGAGTATTAGAAGCAGACTTAAATGGTGATGAACATAAGGACATGTATGTTATCTCTTATATAGGAGATTGGAACACAAGAAGTTTTAATCCTGACAGTAAAATTTTTACTTTTTTAAATGATGGCACAGGACACTTTATAATGCAAGATGATTCATTTTGTATTATGGGAACTAATTGTAATAGGAATACTGCTGTAACTACTGCACTGACTGTTGACTTAAATGGTGACGGTATAGATGACTTTTTTGGTGGCGAAACATTACTGTTAAGTAATAATGGCAAACTAGAAGATAAAAGTTCTACCCTTCCTGCTAATGTATTTTTCAATGACGAAGTTGGCGGAGACATGGGTGCATTTGCACACGATGTTACAAATGGTGATGTTGACAATGACGGAGACCAAGATATTTTCTTTCCATTGTTTGCAAGGAATTCAGGTACAGATTGGGGAAATGGTTACACAACAAACAACATTGAACCTTGGGTAATGTTAGTAAATGATGGCACAGGAAATTTTAGTGCAAACAGAAACTTTCCAATTTACAATGATGAAAACTCTACTTGGGCAACCACTGCCGTTATTGCAGATTTTGACAATGATGGATTTGGTGATGTTGCAGTTGGGTGGCAGTATGCTGGCAAATCACAAAACAATATAGCAAGTAGTCCGGAAAATAGTGCTGGTGCAGTATTTTATAATAACGGTAGTAATGACTGGCGTGATGATATAGTACCTTTACCTGCAAACTATTATGGTGCTATAGGTGGTGCTATAGATATGGAAGCCTTTGACATAGATGGAGATGGCAATGTTGATATATTAATGGGTGTTACGCCAACAAGCAATGATTCAAATTATTATGTTGGTAACATGATACAAGTTTTTAAAAACAATGGAAATAAAACTTGGTCTGATATAACATCTACTGCTAATCCTAACACAAAATATGCTAACGGAAATCCTGCAAATGCTGATGTTTGGAATGGACAAATGTTTTTTACAAAAGTTGATTTTGATAAAGATGGTGATTTGGATCTCGTGTCGTCAGGCGTAAACAGTTATGTGCTATTAAACAATGACGGTGTATTTGAACTGTATGATAACTTTCCAGGATTTGAAAATGGACACTTAACAGGATTATTTCCTATAGAAGTAGATGGCAAAGATTGGTATGATTTTGTAGGTTCAACTGTTACAACTACTGATACCACTAGTGATAATACATTCTGGTTGATGATGGATCCAGTAAATGTATTACAACAAATGGCTGACGAAATTGCAAACAAACCTAACCAATATGCTCAAACAGTTTTTGAAAACAAAAGTATTTTTAACACATTAAAAAATCAAACATTGTTTGATGACAATGTATTTTATACAGATAACAATTATGATAGTGTTTTAGGTTATAATAAAAACTTTGGAAATTACGGATTATTATTTGGTAAAACAGAAGGCGGTGGTGTTGTATTTGTTGATACACAAATTAACAATTATCACATTGGCTTAGGTTTTATGAAAAGTGATATGTATGTTGATAATCCAGGAAAATACTATGGTAAAGGTAATGCCAAACTAGATGTAGACACAATAAATTTATTTGCTGAAAGGTCATTTGCAATACACGATAACTGGTTTTTACAAACAGGTTTTGCTTTTTATAGCACTACTGTAGACAGTTTTAAAGAACGAAATAGTAATTTTAATGCAGAAGTAAGTAAGTTTACAATGAACGATATTGAGTCATACACAGACTTCACAGGCAAATTTAATACCTCTAAAGGCACAACTTATGTTTCTTTAGGAGTTAGTACAATTCATAGTTTAGGCAATAGTTCTATACATTTTAATGGTCTTAAAACTGAGTTTAGTAACAATGAAACTGTAGTAAGAGCAAGTCTAAGTCATGTTTATAATAACATTACTGCTTATATAAAAGCAGATACTATAGATGATAACTTGCAATTTGGTATAAGTTTTAGATTATAAACTTTCTGATTTATCACCGCTTTTTAGTTTGTTATAGCGGTTCACAGTCTTAATAAGAGTTTCACGTTCAATAGGAGATAGTTGCCATGCTTCTGTATAAGACACGGCACCCTCACTAAATATAGCCAACTCTGCTACTTGCTTTAGAATGCTTTTTTGGTCTTTGTCGAGTTTACCTAAGTAGCCTGCAATTTCTTCAGGCTCGGCTGACCCTAGGAACCCGTGAAAAAATTTACAGGGTCGAAGTTAATTGGTGCAATAAATTCGTTACCGCCTTCTACTGGGCATTCCTCATTTTCGCATTTAACCATCACTTCGTTTTTTACACCTTTGTCATTAATGTCGTTGACAAAAGTTTCAATTTCTTTTCCTGTAGTATTATCCGTGTTCTCTAAGAACTCTCTAATGATATGACCATCTGTAATAGTAACGTCTTTGCCTTCTTCATTTTGATAAACTATACTCTTGATACTGTCAACTAATAGTTCAAAGTTCAAGTCTGCTAATTTAACAAAACTTTCGTTGAATGCACTTAAACGTTCCATATCGTCAGTCATCTCTGAGATACTTTGCATACTTCTTGTACTTTGGAAACTGGCAACACCTGCTCTAATTGTACTAAAGTATGTAAAAGGTAATCCTTTAACAACTAGACCATTAGTCAATGTAAGTTCGTATTCCGAATCAAGTTCCTCCATGCCTTGCAATGATGCTTCAACACTGATTGTTACATCTGTGATTGTTTCACATTCTGGACATGTCGCTTGTACTTCAACGTCGTCCCCACCACTTGCACCTCTGATTGCAATTAACAATGCATCAACATCAGCACTAAACATTTTTTTAGGCTCTTTGATGTCTGGTACACATGACTTAATTAAACTTGCTACTGCTTCTCCATTTAACAATGCATCTGGATTTTTAAGCATTAGTTCGTCTTTTGTAGTCATTGGGAAAATAGCCAATTCGCCATTATCTGGAACAGTCATTATACCTTCTTTATAAAACCTACCGCCACTAGGAATAGTGGTGTATAGTTTAGGTGCTCTAAAGTAAGCACTTAACGGATTTTGACTTTGTATGTTCTCTGCCATTTAATCTCCTGATTATAATAGTATGAATTAAAACTGTATTTATTTATCATATTTAAAACTAGTTTTAATTTTTTGTGTAAAAAACCTATTAAAACGTGTTTTAATAGTTTCTGATAAATATTGGTATGGCAGTTTCGTTCAATATAGAAGGACAAAGTTACAGTTTTCCAGACTGGGCAAGTGAATCCACATCTAAACAAATGGTGGATATCCTTACGGAAATTGCAAAGGCTAACGGAGTAAGTGGTAAAGCATTAGCAGACTTGCAGAAAAGCAATCAAGAAATGCTTAAAGCCACTGAAAAGGCTCACAAGAAAGAAGAAAAATCTAGAGATGAACAACAGGCTTTAGATGAAGAACAAATAGATGCAATCCAAAAAGGATTCAAAGAAAATACCAATACTATAAAAGCCGAAGGCGACAAAGATAGAAAAGCCACAGTAGAAGCAGGCAAAAAAGGATCTGCTATAGGCAACGGTTTAATGAAGTTTGGAAGACAACTAGAGTCTGACGGAGAAGAACTTTTAGGATTTGTAGGCAAACTGGGTGATGTTGCATTAGGCGTAGGTACTGCTTTAACAGGAATAGTTGCTGGTGGTTTATCATTTGTAGCCAATAAGGCACTAGGTGTTGGAGACGAACTTAACAAACTGACCAAAGTTGGTGTAGGTTTTAACAGTACACTAGGTGGATTGGATACAAGTGCAACACAAGGTATTGCAAGACTGGGTGCATTAGGTTTAGGCTTTGAAGGAGCCGCACAACTTATTGCCGCCAATTCAAGAGTTGTTGCAACAGCAGGACTCAAACGATTTGAAAACACAATGAAATTTGCCGCTGATACTTCAGAAGAACTCGGTATGAGTTTCCAAGACAGTATGAACACATTTGGTGAAGCATTACAAAGACGTCAAAGATTATTAAATGTTGGTAGTATGGATCAAGGCAGATTAAACAAGCAGATTCAAACTACAACTAGATTCCAAACTGCTTATGCTACTGCATTAGGTGAAAGCACAGAAGAGATACAAGCATTTGTCGATGGATTGATTGCTAACAATGGAATGCTTACTGCAAGTTTCTTTAGATTTAACGACACAGTAAGAGGTGATTTAGTTGCAGGTGTTGAAGTATTTGCAAGTGGACTTGCCGCACTTGGAGGATCAGGTGGACAAGCACTAGCAGAAGCATTTACAGAACAAGCAACTATGGGTGCTATTGGTTTAAGTGATGCGGCTATTGGTATGGTACAAGCATTACCAAGTTTAGCAGGACCAATGAATGAATTTAGAGATGCTGTTCAGTCAGGAACACTTACTCAAAGTCAAGCAGACGATATGGTGCAGGGACTTGTTAGTAATTTAGGTAATGTAAGTCAAGGCGAAAAAGATAGGATCTTCATGTTGGCGAGGATTGGTGACGAAAGTGCAAAACAAATGGCACAAGCAATCACACAATTCGAACAAAGTGAAGACAAAATGAAAGAAGTCAATGAAATGCTTGGTACAGGATTTAATATGGATACTGTACAAAAAGGTACTAACGCATTTAACAAAGTTGTAGCACAGGCAACATCAGGATTTAGTAGTGCAT